GAAGGCATGGCTCCTAGCCTTGTCAATAACGCAATTCGTGAATTAATGGCGCAGTTAAAGGATCAGCAGGTCGGTACTTCAGGCGATCCATTTACGGTAGCTGGTACTTTCACAGCATCAGGTGCAACGGTCATAGGAAGCACCACAACGTCATCTGTGACGATTAATGCAGCTACTATAGACGTACCTACTACCTTTGCAATAAACAGCACTGGAGCTGTTAGAGTGCCTGTAGGAACGACTGCACAAAGACCATCGTCAGCCACAGGTCAGTTACGATATAATTCAACTTTAGCAATACTTGAGACGTATGATGGTTCTAACTGGATACCTGTAGGTGGTGCAACTGGTGGAGCTGGAGCAATCTTTGAGAATAAGAATACGGTATCAGCTAACTATACGATTACTACGAATAATAATGCAATGAGTGCTGGCCCGATAACGGTGGCTTCTGGTGTAACAGTAACAGTACCTAGTGGTTCAAGATGGGTAATTGTCTAGTCGATAAGGAATAAATAATGGCAAATATTATTACGGCTGGCAACAGCACAAACGGTGGTACTGCAATATCTACAGACACTAGCGGTACGTTAAATATTGTTACTGGATCAGGTTCAGGTGCTAACGCAATAACTATTGATGCTAGTCAGGTTGTAACTATGCCTGGTACTTTAGCAGTAACTGGTGCGCAAACTATTGGTGGTAATTTAACGGTTACTGGATCAATTACTGGTGGAAGTATATCGGTTGCAAATAGTTTAAGAGCATGGGTAAACTTTAATGGTACAGGCACAGTATCTATTCGTGCTAGTGGAAATGTAACAAGCATTACTGATAATGGTACTGGTGATTACACAGTAAACTTTACTACAGCGATGCCAGATGCGAATTATTCTCCAGCATTTTCAACAAAATATAGAGATTCTGTAGGCTCACTTGGTGCAGTATGGGCAGAAATAACTGATAAAGTCGGTATAGCCTCTGCAATGACTACAACATCATTGCGTATAACGACAGCAAGTTCTAGCACTATCTATGACATTCCTGTTGTTGGTGTTTCAATATTCCGCTAAGAGGACAAAATGAATTCAAGAATAATTTATCCAACAGATGACGGTGGCGTAGCAATCATAGTTCCTGCTGCTGAATGTGGTTTAACCATTGAGCAAATAGCTGCTAAAGACGTACCAGCAGGTAAGTCATACAAGATTGTAGATGTGGCAGATATACCTACAGATAGAACATTCCGTAATGCTTGGGAGATGGCATGATTAACATTAACATAGATAAAGCTAAGAATATTGCGCACGATATTCGCAGAGCAAAACGAGCAGAAGAATTTGCTCCACTAGATATTCAAGCCACTATTCCTAGTCAAGCGTCTGCTGCTGAGTCTGCTAGACAAGTAGTAAGAGATAAATATGCAGCTATGCAAACACAGATTAATTCTGCATCTACGCCAGAAGAAATCAAAACAGCTTTAGGAGCATAATCATGCCATATGGAATTATCGCAAGCGACTCAATAACAGACTCTAGCGGTGGCGTACTTGCTCCTAGTTCTTCAGTATTCCGTAACAGGATTATTAACGGTGATATGAGAATAGATCAGCGTAATGCTGGTGCTAGTGGAACTTCAGTTGGATATACTATTGATAGATTTGCTTACTTTGGATCTCAAGCATCTAAGGGTACTTGGCAGCGCAATGCAGCTTCTGTTACTCCTCCAGTAGGCTTTACAAATTATTTAGGTTTTACATCTTCATCAGCATATACAGTAGGCTCAGGAGAAGAATTTGAGCTTTATCAATCCATTGAAGGTTTAAATACTGCTGATTTAGCCTTTGGCACTGCTAGTGCTGCGACTGTTACTTTATCATTTTGGGTTCGTAGTTCGCTTACTGGAACTTTTGGTGGATCATTGCAAAATAGTGCTGGAAACAGATCATATCCGTTTACTTATACTATTAATTCCGCAAACACTTGGGAAAAAGAAACAATTACTATTGCTGGCGATACTTCAGGAACTTGGTTAACAACTAATGGTATCGGAATTACTGTTTATTTTGGTCTTGGTGTTGGTTCAACTAAATCAGGAACTGCTGGTGCATGGGCTGGCTCTTATTTAACTTCAGCCACAGGCGCAACATCAGTAGTAGGCACTAACGGAGCTACGTTCTACATTACTGGCGTACAACTAGAGAAGGGTACTACAGCTACTAGCTTTGATTATTTGGATTATGGTCGTAGTCTGATGCAGTGTCAGAGGTATTTTCAGATTTACAATGTAACAGGATCAAACTCACAGCCTGTTTGTTACGGTCAATGTTTTTCAACAACTGCTTCGTTTGGCTCTTTTAATGCACCAGTAGTTTTTAGGTCTGTTCCAACTCTTACGTCATCTGGCATGGGGTGCTATAACGCAGCCGCTGGTAATGCAGGTGGAACGGTTGCTTTAGATGTTGCATCTACTGCGTCAACAATTAGACTTAATGTATCTAGTGCAACAGGGTTAGTAGCTGGAAATGCTACGGGAATTTATGTAAATGGTTCTGGATCATTTTGTGCATTATCTGCGGAGCTATGATTATGTATAAATTAATTAAAAATGAAATAACGGGTGTAATTGGAATAGTTTTGCGTCTATCAGATAACGCTTACATACCATTTGATCTAGCAAACACAGACTATCAAGCCTATTTAGCTTGGATCGAGGCTGGCAACGAACCAACTCCTGCGGATAGTGAATAATGCCTATTACGCTAAACGGTACTGACGGAATAACTAACGCATCGTGGACTACTGCTGCTAGACCTGCGAGTCCTGCTACTGGTCAGATGGGGTTTAACACTTCATTAAACGGCTTTGAAGTCTATGACGGTACTAGATGGTCAACTATCAGCTCAACTTATACGGCTACTTATTTAGTCGTAGCAGGAGGCGGTGGCGGTGGGTCTCAGCAAGCAGGTGGCGGTGGTGCGGGTGGTCTGTTAACTGGCACTACTCCAATATCGAAAGGTGTTGCTTATACCGTTACTGTTGGCGCAGGTGGAGCTGGTGCTGCATTTGGTAGCCAATTAGCAGGTACTAGTGGAGATAGTTCTGTATTTGGTGCTATTAGCGCATTAGGTGGTGGAGGTGGTGCAGGGGCATTGGCAGGTAATGGCCCTAAATCAGGAGGTTCTGGAGGTGGAGCTGCTGGAGCAGCGGGCGGGCTAACTGGTGGTGCAGGTACTTCTGGACAAGGATTCGCTGGTGGCAATAGCTCAGGACTGCGAGGAGGTGGCGGGGGTGGAGCCACAACGGCTGGCGTAGCATCGACTAGCACGAACGGTGGAAATGGCGGTACTGGACTCACATCATCTATTAGCGGCTCATCTGTAGGATATGCGGGTGGAGGCGGTGGAGGCGGTGGCGGTGGCACTGCCGGAGTGGGAACTGAAGGAGGCGGGTCAGGGGGTGTTAGTGCCAATGGATCTGCTGGAACTGCCAATACAGGTGGAGGCGGTGGCGGGGGCGGTCAAGCAGCCACTACCTACTACGGTGGCGGAAACGGGGGTTCTGGCGTTGTAGTTATCGCAGTACCTTCTACAAACTATTCTGGCGTATATACAGGAACTCCGACTATTACTACTATCGGTGCTAATACAGTGCTTAGATTTACTTCATCAGGGAGTTATACAGGGTGAGCCACTTTGCAAAAGTTGTTAACGGAATTGTTACTCAGGTTATCGTTGCAGAACCAGAGTTCTTTGATACGTTTGTAGATTCAAGTCCTGGTCAGTGGATTCAGACGAGCTACAATACTAGTGGTGGTCAGCATCCAGAAGGCAGACCATTACGTAAGAATTATGCAGGTATTGGTTTCACTTACGATGCAGAACGTGACGCTTTCATTCCTCCTAAGCCAGAAGGAGATTATGCGTTAGATGAAGAAACTTGTTTATGGGTAGAGAATAATGTCTGACATCAACTTATCTGACGCTCAAATTGAGAAGATAGCTGAACGTGCTGCTGAGGTAGCATTTAAGAAGATTTACGAGGAAGTCGGGAAGTCGGTGGTTAAGAAGATATTCTGGATAGTTGGTGCAGGTGCTTTATTCTTATTAATGTGGCTAGGTTCTAACGGACAGATACCAAAATGATTGAAGTGGCGGTTGCCTTTGCTGCTGCGGAGGCTGCTGTTGCTGGAGTCAAGAGAGCCATCGCACTAGGAAAAGATATACAAGAGTGTTATCACGATATTGGTACATTCTTTGAAAAACAAGCAGAAATTAAGTCTGTTGCTGTGGTTGATAATGTAGCTAAGAAGAATCCGAATATAACGCTATCTCAAGCCACTAAACAAGCATTAGACGCTACCTTTGCATCACGTAAGCTATACAGACTAGAGGTCGAGCTACGTGAGATGCTTATCTACAATAACTCAGGTGAGACAGGTTTATACGAGGAGATGTGCGCTCGTAGGGACGCTATTGTCGCTGCTGCTAAAGAAGAAGCTGAGGAAGAAGCTAGATTAGAGCGCATGAGGCTCAGAGAGATAGCTAGAAGGCGAGCAGAGAGGATGCAGTTAATTCAAAACATTATTGCTTGTGTCGTAGGCACTGCTTGTGCTACGGCTATCTTGTATTTTATTTATAGTATGTTTAACTGGAGAGATTAATGATTACTTTATTTTCTACGATAATTTCGTTTTTAACTGGTGGTTTACCTAAGCTATTAGATTTCTTTCAGGATAGACAGGATAAGAAACACGAACTACAGTTAGCTCAGATGCAGCTAGATCAGCAGTTTAGAGCGCAAGCAGCAGGATTTCAGGCGCAAGAGCGTATTGAGGCTATTCATACTGAGCAATTGCAGATTGAGGCAAATGTACAAGAACGTCAGGCTTTATATGCTCACGATATAGAGATTGGCAAAGGTGCGTCTCAGTGGGTAATTAACATGAGAGCTATCGTTCGTCCTGCTATTACCTTTGGTTTATTTGGTCTGCTCGTATTCGTGGACATTTTTGGCTTCTACTACGCTATTAAGACTGGTGTAGCGTTTGACGCAGCAATGAATATCCTGTGGGATGACGAGACTCAGATCATTTGGTCTAGCGTAGTCGCATTTTGGTTTGGTACACAGGCGTTTAGCAAAAAATGAAAATGTCACCAAAAGCCAGAGAGGTAATGGCTCATCATGAGGGGGTAAGGAAGAAGCCTTACCTCGATGTTGTTCTACTTTGGACTACTGGTGTTGGTCATTTAATTGCACCAATTGAGCAGCAGAAGATGACGCTAGACCAACGCAAAGAAGCAAAAGCAGCAGGTAAATTACCATGTCCAACAGAATGGAATAGGACTCTTACAGATGCCGAAGTGGATAAGATATTGCAGGACGATCTATCACGTTTTGAGCGAGGCGTACTACGTCTTTGCCCTTCTAATCTTACTCAAGGGCGGTTTGACGCTTTGGTCAGCTTTGCTTTTAACGCAGGGCTAGGAGCATTACAGAAGTCTAGTATCCGTATGCGACACAATCGAGGTGACTTTGATGGTGCGGCAGATGCTTTTATGTTGTATCGCTTTGCAGCAGGTAAAGAGTTCAAAGGTCTTGTAAGACGCAGGACACATGAGCGTGATACTTATAGGAGTTAGATATGAAATGGATTGCTATATTTTTTATGTTTGGTGTTGCAACAGCAGCAACTTTAGATAATAATGGCAATCTGTTGTTATCCAAGCAAGAAGTAGATAACACTCGTGAGCTTTTTAATGAACTCAACAGAGTTATTCAGTACCAACAATATCGTATTGAAGAACTA